TAGATAATGGATATACATTGAGCCAATCAGCTGTGAAACACATCCTCACATTAACAGCATACTATGGAGATGCACATGGTAGCAAGTGTGAGCCATACATCACAAAAGAGCAATGGGATCTGATACAGGCATCAAAGAGTAAATATACCAGACATACAAAAGATAAAAGGGTGTATATGTTCACAGGTCTTGTGAAATGTGGATACTGTGGGAGAAGACTTCACGCAGGTACTTGCAGAGCTAACAATGGAATGCATTACTCATCATATAGATGTTTTGGTATCGAGGCAATAGGAAAACATAAAGGGTTCTCGTGGTCTGAAAAGAAATTAGAATCTTACATGGTAGATAATCTGGATGCGTTGCTGTATCAGTATCGTATTGATATCAAGGCAAAAGCAAAAGATAATGATTATGATAAAGCAATTAAGAAAAAAGAATCGTTAGAAAAAAAGCTCGACAGGATAGGTATCAGATTCGAGATGGGAGATATCTCCATCGATGAATACAAAGAAAAGAGGAGAGAAACAATGCTCGAAATTGAATCTCTCCAAATTAAACCACCAAAAGAACCACAGCAACTACCTCACGAGTGGAGAACGATGTACAATGCACTCGACAATAGTCACAAAAGGGATTTCTGGTACTCGGTGATTGATTCTATTATACTATGCAGGAATGGTGATAAACCACCTAAAATATCATTTATTTAAAGTTTTGTGGTATGTACTTGGAAATCCCAGACGTCTGACAAAAGATTATAAGTACATACTTTATATCAATCAAAAAGAGAGTGTGGTTTTCGTCACACTCTCTATCATTTTATTCATCTTTATTTGTTTGATATTCGTATCTTACAACCCTCTCAAGCAATTCCAGAATGTATGGAGCAGGTTCTCTCTCTCCTCTCTCCCATGAGTGGTAGGTTCTTAGTGGGATGTTGTACTGTTTTGCAAAATCTGTCTTGTTTAATCCTGTAATTTCTCTGATCTCTTTGATTGTCATGTTGTGCCTCCTATTTATACAAGACCCATTCTTGTTTTTCTTTTAAGTATGTAACAGCTTCAAATTCATTATTGAATGTTTCATTGTCATATATACATCTTACATTGTGGAATCCTTGATAATTTTTGATTCCGATGTTGTATCTCAATACATATTTACCATTGAAATTTAAGTCAAGCATTTGTGATTCTACATCATATATTCTTCCTGTTTCTTTTTCTCTGAATTTAATCATATTATGTACCTCCTGTGGTGCTTTGTTTTTCTTATCTTGATTACATTATAATGCACAATGTACAATATGTCAAGTATAAATTTGCACATTGTACAATTTATTTTAAGATAAAAAAAGAGCAGGATCATCTCCTGCTCAAATGATTTGTATTGAATTGTATTACTTTTTCAGATTCTTACAATACTCAAGGCACAGCTTACCGAATTTACCATTAACAGGGATTCCTGCCTGTTTCTGTAGATTCTGGACAGCCTCCATCGTTTTCTTTCCATAATGCCCATCTTGATATACACTCTGACCGATTGCCCATGCTGTCAGTTTCTGCACTCGCTTGACCTGTGTTTGGTAGTTTGTGAGGGTTGTGTATCCATCACCGATCTGATAGTAATTTCGCTTAACCTTGAATGTTTTATCTGGTAGTGTGGGGAATGTTCCTTGATACCCTTGTTTTTCTACAGGTGTATCAAATAGATTTTTCTCATCTCGTCTGCGATCGAGTAAACCTTTGACAGTTTTCCCTCCTGCTTTACAGTATGCGAGAAACTTCTCGGATATAAACAAGATCCCTCGCTGTCCATTCTGAGTGAGTCCATCGATGTTTCCAATGTTGTAACAAAAGCTCACAAGGGCATCATACTGATTCTGGTTGAAGTGATAATCATCCATGTACTTATCCACTTTAGGACAGTATTTGTTGATGATTAATTTCTCAAACAGATCCTCTGCCTGTTGCTTTGTGATCTTCATGCCTTTTTTAACATGGATTCCTGTGTAATGGTAATCGCTGTCGATCATTCCATATCCGATAGTCCATACACCGATACAATCTTGGTATGCTACACACATACCATCTTTATCAGTAGGGCATCCCTCCCATTTCTTAATGAGTTTCAATCCTTTTTCTGAAATTACCATATTCCCTCCTAACACTTAACCACAACAAATCCTGCCCCATGAGATCTGCCATTCCACCAGATTTTTTGGTTTTTAGCTCCTCGAGATCCATGCAGAGCATAGTTGATCTCCGTCTTGAGTGATCGCCTGTCTATCCTTCCATTGGTAGCTGCGACCACTCTGCCCTTGCTGTCAAATCCTAATAGTGCGACAGTATGGATCGGATTCTTTTCCTCAAATAATACACAGTATCCATTGTTGAGTGCATCTGTGATGATCTGTCTGATCTCTTTGTTTCTCTTTCCATCATTGCTGTACCATGTGGATGATTTCTCGCCACACATACCCTGTACAGCTTTATGGCATCCATAGATGGAGAGTTTAGATCCATTGTATCCGTCAAGATGTTTCTTGCACCATTTATACACCTCTTTAGGGTTGAGGATAGATCCATCGCTTTTCTGTTTTCTCCCTCGACATTGCAATGCAATCGATACAGCTGTGACAGAGCATCCATGAGAGCTTGTATATGATCCAAACTTTTTCTGTTGTGGAATCCATACTTTTCTCCCATTCTTGATGGTCACTTCATAAGGGTATCGTTCATGGTCTGCACCTGTTCTCTTTTTTACCTTCATTTACTCACCTTCATCTGTTAGATTTGTCAGTAATGATCCGAGCATATCATCGATCTTTTTAGGTATTGGCAATCCAAGTCTCTTTGCATTTTTACAACATGATAATAATTCAAATGCAATGAACAGCAGACAAAAAAACTCACACAAACCAACCTTGTCTAATCCGATCGCCTGTAGATATTTAGCAGGTATCATGAATGCCAGATTGAAACTCATCACCAGATCTGCAATCATGAACACGATAATACATACAACCATCGAACATTTTCGGATCACTCCATCGATGCCAACTGTGGATGATATCTTTTTCATCACCATCGATGCCATTACACCGAGAATCACATCAAGTGCGATTGATAAAAATGCAATTCTTACAAGACTATCACTCGCTAATTGGTTGACTAAAATCATAATATAATCCATTGGTATTCTCCTATTGGTGGAGAGCTTACTCATGATCACCTCTTCACTTTCAGCTCATAGATTCACCTTTACATTGTTTACAGGTTCTCGATATAGTCTTTGACTTTTTCCAGAGCATCACACCATCCCTCATTATATGATGTGTATGTCTCACGCACACCAAACACTTTATATGGGTTTTCACTCTCGATCTCGTCAATCTGTGCAATTATATCGAATCTTACATCATCCTCTATTTTACTCATGATATCACATCTTTGTTGTGCTAAAATGCAGAAATACCCGCAGATCGCTGTGAGTATCTCTGGTGATTAACTAAGTAATAAGCAAACCACTTAGTTTATTTGTTAGTTTAAAGAAAAGTCAATTCTTGAACCAAAACTCAACTGGTCTAAAGAAATGTCAATTCTTGAACTAAAATGTCCATTCCACCACCGAATGCATGGTCAATATATGATGCCCAATTTTGTGCAATAAAGTTTCCTTTATCGTAGTTTACTATAGTTTCCTTTATCTTTTCAAATTCTTGACAAAATCATGAATCTGGTTTCAATCTCTTTCAGAATCTCATTCATGAGTTCTATCAGCTCTGGCAAGGTCATACTTTCAATGTTCATATTTCTCGCCAACAACTTCTTCATACTCTTCTTCTGTGAGTTTGCCAGATTCAACCATGTTAATTAACATCCGTTTTGTCCACGGATAAGGATAATACTTCAATGCTTTTTCTTTAATTTTCATGCTCATTTTCATCATCCTCCTCAATTTCAATATCTGACATGATAGCTACATATTCAAGTAAAGCCTGTTGTTTTGCAACTTTGGCTTTTGTGTCTTCGATCGCTCTCGCATCAGCGATTGGCATTCTTAATTTATTAATAATCATAAATCATCACGCTCCTATAAATCTTTGTAATATTTGTCCATTCGTTGTAACAGCTTAAATGAATTGCCTTTTGAAGCGTGTGCTTTCCACGAGTTATAGCACATATCCACCTTCGCTTTGTCCATCTCTCCACGTTTGGAATTGTGAACCATTCTTCGTAGCTTTTTCCGTTCTCTTCTAACATTATTCGGGTCAAGAATTCTTATTACTTTACCCGTCTGCGTCAACCTATGAGTAAATCCAAGCATCTTTATACCTTTCTTCAACTTATAGATTTTCATCTTTTCAGGGTGTAATTCAAATTCTAGTTTTTCTAAAAACTGATTTATCATTATTTGGCAACAAATCAAATATTGTTCGTCATGATGGATTAATATGAAATCATCCATATATCGGATATAATACTTAATATGCAATTGCTCTTTTATGTAATGGTCCATCTTGTCGAGTACGGAAATACCAGCTATCTGTATCATTTGACTTCCTGGATTATATCCCTTATCTCCGTCATATTGATGTCTTAATATTTTCATTAACAGATGACACAAGCCGGAGCGAAGTGAAGCGC